AAGGTTTGAACGAATCGACTGATTATATTGAACCGATGAAAAATAGAAAATACTATTCTTCATATTCACAAGCGTTTAAAAGATTAAACTTAATCGCTAAAGAAGTGAATGTTAACGAAGGTTACGACAAAAACGTTTCTTTGTTTGAAAGTGAAGATGAGGAAATGAAATATTATTTAAAATTAAATTCAGGTGGTGGTGAAACTGATGAACAAGCGGCACCCGCTCCAGCTCCCGCACCTGTACCAGCTCCCGCACCCGCACCTGCTCCCGACCCTTCGGCAATTCCTTCTCCTGAAGGTGAAGAGTTACCTGAACCTGAAATGGGTGATGAAGACATGGATATGGATATGGAAGACGATATGGACATGGAAGAACCTGAAGATGATGAGGATGAAGTTGTTACTTTTAAATCAATTCAAAAAATCACAGGAAAATTAGGACAAAAAATTAGAACGTTTTTATCTGACGAAGAAAATGAAATGCCATCAAAAGATATTAAGTACGTTATCAATTCTGTATTATCGGCTTTAGATTTAAATAACTTAGAAGAAGAAGATAAAGAAGATATCTTAGACAAATTGGAAGGTCTTGGTGATGACGAAGAAGGTGATGATATGGACATGGATATGGAAGAACCTGAAATGGGTGATGAAATGGGTGATGAAGAAGGTGAAGAATTAGAACCTGAAGTACCTGCAGTACCTGAACCTGAAATGGCCGAAGGATTTAACTTTGATGATGATGAAGAAGATGAAGAAGAAGATTTCAAACCAAGAGGTTCGAGACGTAGAAGAATTCACCACGATGAAATGAGTGATGACGAATCATTCCAAGTTGAGGACATGATTGAAAGTCTTTTTTCTGAATCAAGTGTTGATAGAGTATTAGGTAAATATTTTAAACCAACAAAAAAATTGGTTAAAGAAAACGTACAAAGAAAAGAAACTACATTTAATAAAATACAAAAACTTTCTGAGAGTAAATCTCAAGAGGCAGCGTCAGCTAAAGTTTTAAGCAAATACCCTACGGCTAAATTAGTAGGTAAAACAGTTGGTAAAGACATCGTGTTTGAAGTTGAAGATAAAAGATTAAAAGTATCGACTAAAGGTGGTTTTAAATTACTATGAGTTATTTGATATATGTCAATGAATTAGGGCCAAACTATAAGGGAGATAATATTTACGAATTTATTTTCTCAGATACTTTGGAAGAAATCTGGGGAGAATCTTGGGAGTCCAAACCATCTAATGGATACCCAAGTCCTCCAAGTTTAGAATTAATTAAGAAAGTCGGAGTTTTAAAAAATGATACCATAGAAATGGAGGTTATTCAAAATTCTGATTATTTTTGTATGACCGATTCAATGGATGGTATTATCGCATTGTGTTGGGAAAAAGAAAATGATGACATTGACTTTAATTATAAAAAACGATTAGTGTTTAACTTTGGTGATGAAGAACAAAAAGTTAAAGATAAATTATATGAACGTGATATCGTTTTAGAATTTGAAAAAAAAGTTGTATATGAAAACTAACGAAAAAAAATTGAGCTTAATTGGTTATGGGTTAAAACCATCTTTGGTTATGTCTCTTAACGAATCTCAAATTAATCACTTACACGTAAGATTGGTTAAACAGAGAAAAACTGTTAAAGAACAAACATTGAACATACCAAAAACTGATATGGTTTCAATTAATAAAGCAAAATCCGAAAAAAAACCTTTTGTAACATATGAAGAAGAAATTCGTGAAGATGAAGTAAATGAAAAATCAGTATCTAAAAAACAACAAGAATTTTTTGGTGTTGTTAGAAGTATGCAAAAAGGTAAAACACCTAAAAAAGGTAAAGCGGGTGAAGCCGCTAAAGAAATGTCTAAGAAAGACGTTAAAGATTTTGCATCAACTAAACATAAAGGATTACCTAAAAAAGTGGAAACTAAAGAAGGTGGTTATATGGATATGATTGGTAAAGCATCAAACAAAAACATGGGTAATAAAATTGCCGACATTAAACCAAGTTTAAAATGGGAAAGTATTTTAGAAGATGAATTTTCACAAATTATTGAAAATTCGATTTTTCCTAAAATGACTAAGAAAGATTTCATTAGAACTATTATGGAGTCACCTGAAGTTTTACCTGAACCTGGTACAAAACCTGCACCAACAATCACACCTAAACCTGATTTTGACCCTTTTGATGACCCAGACCCATCTGACGACCCTGAAGCTAGAAATCCTGAAGTATTACCTAAACCTGGTACAAAACCAGCACCGACAATTACACCAAAACCTGATTTTGACCCTTTTGATGACCCAGACCCATCTGATGACCCTGAAGCAAAATCTGACGGATTTAGATTTTTTATGGGACAAGTTAAAAAAAATAGAATGATTAAATAATTTATAAGATGAGCTTAAACAAAAACATGGAAAAATATTTTAAAGTTAAAAAAACTTTAGAAAGAAAATTAGTTAGTGAAGGTTTAACTAGAGATGAAAAATATCTTTTAGAAAGAGTTAAAAAAGAAATTAATGAAGCCCCAATGACATTTGGGTCTGAAGTTGGTGGTGGTAGACCAAGTAGAAATTTACAAGGTAAAATTGAAAGAGGTGAATTACCACTTAGTAAATTTGGTTTAACTCAAGCACAAGTTGATTTCTTTACTTCAATGGCATTTAAAGATTCAATAGTTCGTTTAGAAGAATTATTGGGTAGAAATTCAGGTATTGATAGACGTTTGACAATTGCTAACCAAAATCTTAAAACCGATTCTCAAAACGCATTCCGTGTTTTCATGGGTGTTGTTGGTGACTTGATGGGTGAATTAATTTCACTACAAATGAGAAACAAAGATGAGATTGAAGAAATTGCAGCAGAATCAGTTGAAAAAGCGATGGGTATTGATAGAGAGTTCTTTAATGCTAAATTGAAATTGGATGGTAAACTTACAACAGGGTTTTTAAAACAACTTCAAGGAATGAAAGCAAAAGTTGAGAATTTTTCTGATGAGGAAATTGCCGAAAAATTTGCCGACATCGACGCTGAAAAACAACAACAAATTGAAGATTTAAAACGTGATATCGAATCTGCAGGTGTTGATTTTGATGAAGAAAAAGTTAAAGAATCTGTTGAGTCAACTTTTAAAATTTCACCATCAACTGTTGAGAAAGCTAAGAACGAATTTTCTGATGAGGTATCAAGACGAATGATTATTAATATGTTCAGAAGAGGTATGTCATTATACTACTCAAACGCATATGAAATTTGTGCTGATAAAATTTCAGAACTACCTGGTGGTGAGAGAATTATCCAAATATCAAATGTTATACAACCAATTATGTTACATATGTATTGGTTATTTGATGACATCGGGAATGTTGGTAATTCAGGTGGAGGACAAATTGGTCAAATCCAAGTTAAACCACCCGAAGATTCTGAACAACCTAAAAGTAAATCATCTGATGATTCTGAAGATTCTGATGATTCAGAAGAACCTAAAAGAAAACCATCTCAAGAACCTGAAAGAACCCCATCACAAGAACCTAAAAAAGCTAATGGTCCTTTTACTATTGAGGCAAGAGCATCAACATTACCATTATTAGTTCACGAATTAATTAAAGGTGTTATCATGTTCTTTACATCAGCTGGTGGACCTAAAGATAAAGGACAACGAGAACTTACTAAAAAAGCTGCCACTTCATTAGAAGTTGAAGCATACGATTTGGTATACAGTGAAAAATTTTACATTGAATTTTACAAAATTTTTAACAGAGTTGTAAGTGATGTGAATGAACAAAGAGAATTAACACCGTTTTTACTTAAATTTTTATCTAACGAAAATAAAGATAAATTATTTAAATTAACTAAGTCATTATTTACATTAGGTTTAGAAGACCCTGAATTTGCTGAGAATTATATCGGTAGTTTGGTTGAAAAATCAAGAAGTCTTAGAAAACAAATGGACCAAAACCCATCATATATGACTAAAAAACAATATGGTAATAAACCTGACGAAGACGAAGACGATGATTCTGACGATGACATGTCTTGGATGGACGAGGATTAATGTATGTCATTAACTAAAGAACAAATATTACTAGAATACGTAAAGTGTATGAGGGACACCTCATACGCTTTAAGAACGTATCTACAAACATACGATAACACAGTATCAAAATTTGTTCCACTAGAATTATTCCCTGACCAAATCAAATTGTTACAGGATTATGAAGATTATAATGAGAACATTGCCTTAAAATATCGACAAGCGGGCGTATCAACAGTTACCGCCGCTTGGATATCAAAAAAATTAGCTTTTGCTAAAAAAGAAAAACCTGAGAAAATTCTTATTATTGCCAACAAACTTGATACATCAATCGAGATGGCGAATAAGATTAGGTTGTTTGTAACTCAATGGCCGTCATGGACTAATGTCGGAATTGACCCAAATAAAAAATCTACCAAACATTGGAAATTAACAAATAGTTGTGAGGTTAAAGCGGTTGCAACATCTAAGGATGCTTTACGTGGATTTACTCCAACAATACTTGTATTTGATGAGGCAGCGTTTATCGAAGCCGACAGTGACTTTTGGTCTGCCTGTATGGCGTCCCTATCTACAGGGGGTAAAGTAATTGTGGTATCAACACCTAACGGTAATGACCCAATTTACTATGAGATTTATGACCAAGCGTTACGTAATATGAATGATTTCAAAATTACGGAAATGTATTGGTATCGTGACCCTCGTTATACTAGCGACTTATATTTTGTTAAAACTGATGATGCTATTCATTATCTTTTAAATAAAGAAGAATATGACCCAACCAAAATTATTAGTTGGGCTGACAAACCATTTTTAGAGAGAGATTTTGAGGTTGCTAAAGAATTAATTAAGGATGGGCACAAACCATGTTCTGATTGGTTTGAAAGAATGGTTAAAAAACTTAAATACGACAAACGTAAAGTTTCTCAAGAGTTAGAGTGTAACTTCCTTAGTTCAGGGGATAACGTATTTGACTCAAGATTAATGCAAAAAATCCGTGAGAATTATTTGGTTGAACCTCAAAATAAAATGTTGGGTAATCAATTATGGATTTGGAAGGACCCTGTTATTGGCCATAAATACATTATGGGTGTCGATGTCAGTCGTGGGGATAGTGAGGATTTTAGTTCATTTCAATTAGTCGATTTTGATACTCGTGAACAAGTTGCAGAATTTGTCGGTAAATTACCTCCTGACACTATGGCTGAAATATGTTATAAATGGGCCAATATGTATTCAGCCTATATCGTAATAGATATCACGGGTGGTATGGGAGTATCCACATCACGTAAATTACAGGAATTAGGATATAAAGATTTATATGTTGATGGTGTTGAATTAGGTAACACTTGGAAATATAATCCAAAATCTGCAGAGAAGATACCAGGAATTAACTTTAATAATAAACGTGTTCAGATTATCGCATCATATGAAGAGGCGATGAGACACGATTTTAAAATATATAGTCATCGTTTGTACAATGAAATGGATACGTTCATTTACATTAATGGTAGACCTGACCACCAAAAAGGACGACATGACGATTTACTTATGTCTATCGCAATGGCTACTTATGTTGGCGAATCATCTTTCAGTAATTTAACAAAAGTAACCGAATTAACAAAATCAATGTTAGAATCTTGGACTGTTAGTGATAATGAGGAAGCTAGTAAAACCTTAGATTTTAATCCCGTTATACCACATTATCAAGATAGAATGAGACAATCGAATGGATATAACCCAAGTCGAAATGATTATGAAACTTATGGGTGGTTATTTGGTCGTAGATAATATTTATTGATTACGAGTTACTATTTAATTATTGATAAATAGATTTAAAATTACTATATGGAAAATAAACAAAATAATCTGACAGTTTGGCAACGTTTATCACACGCGTTTGGTCCAAACTCATTATTAAATCAAGATTATCCCACATATAAATTTGACAAAAAAGAGTTGTTAAAAACAACTTCAAAGGACGATTATGATAGGGAAAAATTACAAGCACAACAAACTTATTTTTTAGCTAACCAATGGTCTAAAATTGAAAGTAATCTATACACACAAGCCGTTTATTATGAACCAACACGTTTGGCGTCATTTTATGATTACGAATCAATGGAGTACACTCCTGAGATTTCTGCAGCATTAGACATCTACGGTGAGGAATCTACAACAGTTGACCAAAATGGTTACATGTTACAAATATACTCAGAATCTAAACGTATTAAATCAATTCTAACCGATTTATTTAATAACGCTTTAGATATCAATACCAACTTACCTATGTGGACAAGAAACACATGTAAGTATGGGGATAACTTTGTTTACTTAAAGTTAGATACTGAAAAAGGTATTATTGGTTGTATGCAATTACCAAACATCGAGATTGAACGTTTGGAAAGAGGTATGGCTGCCAAATCAGCAAATGTTGATGAACCAATTGAAAACAAAGGTTTAAGATTCAAATGGAAAGTTAAAGACATGGAATTTAACACATGGGAAATCGCTCACTTCCGTTTATTGGGGGATGATAGAAAACTTCCTTATGGTACTTCAATGTTAGAAAAAGCAAGACGTATTTGGAAACAGTTATTGTTATCTGAGGATGCGATGTTGATTTATCGTACATCAAGAGCACCTGAAAGACGTGTATTTAAAGTATTCGTTGGTAACATGGATGATAAAGATGTTGAACCATACGTACAACGTGTTGCTAACAAATTCAAAAGAAGTCAAGTTGTTGACTCAGCAACAGGTAATGTTGATATGAGGTTTAACCAAATGGCGGTTGACCAAGATTATTTTATTCCTGTACGTGACCCCGCACAAGCATCCCCAATCGAAACATTACCAGGCGCTCAGAACTTAGGTGAGATTGCCGATATCGAATACATCCAAAAGAAATTATTAACGGCATTACGTGTACCAAAAGCATTCTTAGGATTTGAGGAACCTGTCGGTGGTGGTAAAGACTTATCATTAATGGATATTCGTTTTGCAAGAACTATTAATAAAATACAGAAATGTATGATTGCTGAGATGAATAAAAT